ATAAACATAGTTTTTTTTTTCAATTGACAGGCGATATATAGACTCATTATAGTTTTACCGAAACCACATGGAACTGAAATAATACCACCCATTTTAAGAGGATTTCTTGCTGCTTCTAGAAATTTATTTACGGGTTCGTGTTGAAAATCTCTCAATTTACCATTAAACTCAACATTTATATCAGCACCACATTGTAATTTAGAAGTTTTCGGAAGTCCGTAATTACATAGACCATAGTATCTCGGAATATAAATCCTTTTTTCAGTTTCCTTATACAATAAGAAAGTATTATCTGGTTTATCATTATTAACCCCCATATCAAAATTAATTCTAGGTTTCATAGTAAGATTCTCTTTAATTTTGACTAATTCTTCACTTTTCAAAGAAGATTTAAGAAGACTATATCCGTTTATAGTTAACATTATATAAGCTATTACATAAATATAATCGTATCATTTTTTTATATGAATTATAATAGAATACAGTTAAAATACAAATGATAATTAACTCATTTAGAATATTGGCTGTCGTATTATTATTTGCAGTTATGCTGATACATGATATACCATTCAAGAAAATGTATAAGGATTCTATTATGCAATTTTATTTAGCTGTATTATGTGTTGCTATATTGATGTTATTTGATAATATTACTGGTTTTGTAGTAACATTTGCTTTATTAATTGTATATTTCAGAATATATAATGCGGAAATAAGAGAGCGGAATATGATTAAAATACAAGAAATTAAAGAAAAAGAAGAAAAAGATAAAGAAGAAGTAAAGACTAAAAAATGCAATGAAGGTGATAAATGTAGATTAGAAAACCCTGATAAAAAAAGTATTATTATTCGCGAAATCAATAATATAGAAACCGAAGGATTAAATCCATATATTACCGAAGAACATTTAATATCGGCACAGAATAATGTTATAAACGATGAAATATATAATACTGAAATAGGTGAACTAACGACTGAATATAAAAATGCGAGACCATTATATAAATCACAGGGGTTAAATGATAATCAACATCATTTAGAGGGTTATGATTATTATAATAGTTATTATGGAACTTTACAATATGAATCAATAATTAATTAAAATAATCTCCTGAATTATTAGATAATTACAATGGTAAATGAAAAATTTGTATCACAAAACGAAAATGATGAAGTCGTAAAAGAAACCTTTACTATATTCGGATATTCTGTTGTAAGCGTCATGGTTGTAATCGCCTTATTATGGAGTTATAATATTGGAGATAATTTGTATTTATTCTTGACAGTATATTCTTTAATAATAATACTTTATACGGTAATCATAATATCATTAGTTGTTATGAATAAAAAAAATTATGATATAACATCGTATATGATATTGTTTGGAACAACAATATTTACAATATTTTTAGCATTTTTTATTGGTGTATTTTTTGTATATAAATATTTTAGCGTTGCCTCTTTGAAAAGAAATAGCGACCAGGTAATAAATTATTCTTATAAATATTAAATATAATTAAAAAACGATAGTACATATAAAATTATAAATAGTGATGCTGTTTTTATTAGAATATCATAAGCATTAAGATTTTCATGTAAATATTCTGGCATTTTTTCATAAATTGCCGAAACCATACTAGTATTATGTATTAATAATACAATTATTACAATAGTTAAATTCTTTTTTACCAATTCCATATCTATATTTACTATATTTGCTATATTTGAATTGTTATAATTTTGCGAAGGTGGGTATTTTTCAGATATGTTATATTCGGGTTTTCTATATTGAGAAGGTGGGGGTGGGGGATAATTATCATCTGGGGGGAATTCAACAATTTCGTCTTCGTAATCGGGTATCATACTACTACTTGTATTTTTATTTTTAGAGGTATATTCGTCGCGGAACTCATTTAATACATCTTGAACCAACGGGTCATTAATATCATTATTATCTGTTGTATTTGTATTTCCATTTAACGTAGATGTTGGCGTAGACATATTTATACTTATTCGTAACTCTAATGATATAATATATTTAGATAATTAACTTTATAACGCAATTTATAACTAGGTATTCATTGCTTCTTCTTTACAGGTTACCTTATATTTATTAAGTTTATAGCATTTATTATTATATTTAAAATCAGCATCTATCAATTTAATTGGCATATAAAATAACAATGCAATGGATAATCCGAATATAGCACTAATTATTAATTGCCCCGCTTTATCATAGAACATTCTATCAATTATATAATTTAATTTAGATGTTCGCATTGATTATCCTAATGTATGTCTTTATTTTTATATTAATGGTGTCGGATAGTTATTATCATCCAAACATTTTATATTTATAACATCATATTTGTAACATTCATTATTTTCACCAATATATATATTATTATTTACATTTTCAAACATCATATGTTTATCATTTTGTGTTATGAAATATACATATATAATTCCAAATATAAATGCAATAAAAAAACTATACCAATTAATATAGAATATATTTTTCATATCTATTAATATTCTTATATTATTTCTTAATACATCTACCAGAATCGGGATTACATTTTTTTCCTTTTATTTCACATTCCTTCTTTTTATCTTCCGAACATTTATCTAATTTAACGACTGGTTCTACTGGTGCTACCTTTGGTGCTACCTTTGGTGCTACCTTTGGTGCTACATTTGGTGCTACATTTGGTGCTACCTTTGGTGCTACATTTGGTGCTACATTTGGTTCTACATTTGGTTCTACTGGTGCTACTGGTGCTACTGGTGCTACTGGTGCTACTGGTGCTACTTTTGGTACTACTGGTGCTACTGGTGCTACCTTTGGTGCTACCTTTGGTTCTACTGGTGCTACCTTTGGTGCTACCTTTGGTACTGGTGCTACTTTTTTACCGGTTGTTTTAACAACCGGTTCTTTAATACATCTACCAGATTCTGGGTTGCATATTTTGCCTTTATCTTTACACTCTTTTTTCTTAGCTTCCGTGCATTTATCATTTTCGGGTTTATCATCTTCGGGTTTATCATCTTCGGGTTTATCATCTTTGGGTTTATCATTTTCGGGTTTATCATCTTCGGGTTTATCATCTTTTGGTTTATCATCTTCGGGTTTATCATCTTCGGGTTTATTATCTTCGGGTTTATCATCTTTTGGTTTATCATCTTTGGGTTTATCATCTTTAATACATCTACCAGAATCAGGATTACATTTTTTGCCCTTATCTTTACATTCCTTTTTCTTAGATTCCGGGCATTTATCTGCTTTTCTTGGAAGTACCTTTGGTTTTATAGTCTGTATATTTTGCTGTTTTGGCATATTAATAACCTTTTCATCATCTATTATTATATCCAAATACGAATATAAATTCAATTTATCATTATATTTAGGTGGTTTTAATTTTAAATAATTGTGTAAAGCAGTTTTTGTTTTGTCTAATTTAAAAGTTTCCATTAAGTCAGTTTTTTCACGCAACCAATTATCATAGTTAATATTTTGTTCAACTCTTTTGTTTTCATAGTTTTCATAATATTTTTCTCTTTTTTTATTGCTAATGTTCTCCTTATCAGAAATATTATCAAAATATAATTTAATATTATCTTTTAATAATCCAGTATCTATATCGTTATTTGCATTAGTTATATCAATTATATTTTTGTTAATATTTCTTAATATTTCCATTTAATAATATTAGGGATAAAAATAAATATTTTATGGGGGCAATATAATATCATCAAACATCCCTTTATAAAAAGTTTGTAAACTTTCTGCGGGTTCCATTTGTTCTTCGTAAACACTTCTTGGCACATATTTAATAATAACTTTATCTTTTTTACATATTTTTTTATTACTGTAATATCCTTGTATTATTAATAAGCAACCTATAAATAAAATAAATATAGCAATTGCCTTCATATTCCAATGATAACTCTAAATAGGTTAATTATTTATTTTTCTCTTCTTTGCGTTGACTCCACACATCTACATTTTCAATACTTTCTTTGATACTAGATAATTCAACATTTGTATCATCATTTATATCATCATTTAATGCATCTGTTGGAGATTGCTTATTATCAAGAGATGAAGCTGCAACAATAGAATTTTTACGAGATTCAAAGACAGTATCCTTATCTTCCATATTTTGTTTATATTCCTTCATTAAAGTATTAAGTTGGGAATTGGAATATTCTACATCTTTAATAAACTCGGGATCAGGAGCCCAAGCACACCAACAACCAACTTCACCAACATAAATATGAAATTTATCACCTAATTTCTTTAAAAACTCGCTTCGCGTTTTTGCCTCATCAAGGGTTTCAAAGCAACCACGAACTTTTACACCGCGAATAGATGTAATACCTTTATTATCGGCATGATATTTAGATTCAAGGTCAGGCCCATGTACGGATTTAAAGAACTTATATTGCTCATCCATTTCTTTTGCATCAAAGATATATTTATGATTATCACTAATACTATCAATAACATTTTTTGAATCAGGATATTTTTCTTTAATAGAATCAAAGATTTCCTTAACATTATTAGAAAAACTTTCCATGAATTTACTAAAAAATAGAGCCTCCTTGTTAATAATAACATCTTCGGGGCTTACAAATGAAAGTAATACATATTTTTGTCCTCTAATAGGTTTGTCTTCATCCAAATGGTCTTCTACTCTTGGGTCTACAAGATCAATGTTTTTGTCAGTTACTGTCGCCATATTCTTATGATATTTTATATATTTATAATCTTATATATTTTTAAAAAAAATATAAGAATAATAAGTAGAAAAATGGAATATAAATTTGATTATTCGGAGGCAGGATCGCGATTGATGAAATATTTATTTGAAGGCTTAGTTGTAGCATTTATAGCGCTAATATTACCTAAAAATAAGCTTGAATGGAATGAAATATGGCTTTTAGCATTAACAGCCGCATGTACTTTTTCAATATTAGATTTATTATCCCCTATTATATCAAATAGTGCTAGACAAGGAGTTGGTCTAGGAGCGGGTTTTAGTTTGATTGGTTTTCCTGTTGGATTTTAGAGAGATGGTATAATTTGATAGTTTAGATCAATACAAATCTTCTTCCATATTTGGTCTTGAACATACAATTTTTCTCTGCTTTTTAAAAGAGGAAAATATTTCAGATATTCATCAAGACCTAATATTTGAAAAAACTTATAAAGAACATAGCTATAAGATAAGAAATTCTTTCTATCCTTTGGACAATGTTTCAAAAAAGGAGCTTGAATATTTCTAAACATATTACATAATTTTTCTTCTAATTCCGGGCTAAATTGCGGAGTAGGGATACCATTGATTCTATTTATAATATAATTAATATGTTCATAATACTTATTGATGCGTAATCTTTTAAGAATATCGCGCATTTTAGAATATGTAATTGCTTTAAGATCGAGTATTTTTTCTTTTTTAATTTCCGCTAAAATCTTCTCAAATATTTCGTCTGGAATATCAGTGCTCTCTTTCCCCTGAACTTGGTTACACCATTCCCTAAAATGATTTATCCGCTTATAGCAAAAATGGGAAGTATCCTTGGTATTTTGTTTAAGTATAGGTCTATTTTGCTCAACTAACAATAATTCTTGATATCCACATGTATTACATATCATTATTGCGTCTTGTTGCAAACAAATCATTTTACTTTTACAATCCTTACATATTTCTATATTATCATCTTCAACATTTCTAACATATTTTTTATTTATTATAGACATATATTTATCAACCAAAGTACTTTTATCATCAACTAAATCTTCACTATCACTAATATCACTAATATCACTATCTTTAATATTATTATTTTGTTCTTGATTAGATATATTATTTAAAGCGTCTAATACATTTATAGTGTTCTGCACATAGTTAGACTTTTTATTTTTTGTTTCATTTTTATGTATTTTTCTTCCTTGTTTTATTGGCATATCTATCGAAGACTTAATTATATTCGTTGTAGAAACAAGAGCATTATTAATATGAGATTGGTTATCAACAGTATCATAATATTGGAATAAA